CTATGTCTTGCGATATGCTCTAAAACACCCCTTAAAATGCGTTGTAGGGTATTCTTTTCACCTGCTTTGTAAGCATAGTTTACTAATGGTAAGAATAGAGTGTGATAACCTTTTTCGTATGCTGGATCTAAATCTTTAGATTGAGCTAACCAAATAGCATTACGGAAACTACCAAAGCCATATTCAGCATTCATAGCTGTACATACAATTTTGCCACCACCTGATGATTGTGTTTGAGTAACTTGACCCATAGGAGCACCATATGCAGCACCCAAGTATGCTTGTAGTTTTGTGTATGGTTTGTTTTGTTCAAATTCGTATCTAGCAATTTGATCTTCAAGAGCTTTTTGTGCATAGTCTTCTCTAACTTGACCAACATTCATAAGTTGGTTAATATCTTGGAATCTAGCTTGAGCTAATTGAGGTGCTTGTAATGCAGCTGCTTCTTGACGTGCTCTTTCGTTAGCATAGTTTTGATATGCAAGTTCACCCGCTTTACCAGTCAAAGTTGTAGCTAAAGTATTAGCAGCTCTGTTTTGTAAGTCAGCAGATACATTGGAACCATAACGACCAGCCATAGATGCTGAACTTTGTGCTTGTTTAATAGCATCATTATAAGCTTGTGTAGCTGTTTGAACAGCAGGTTGCATAGCAGCTTGGAAATATGGATTAGCACCTAAATATTGACCTTGCACAGTGCCTAATTGTTGATTAAGTGCTGCACCTGTAAGTGGGCTTCCTGCTCTAGCTTGTGCTTCTGCTTGTGCTAATGCAGACTCTGTTTGAGCAGATGGGCTAACATATGTTTGACCTGCAAAGTATTCAGGTGTAGTTGTTTGGTATAAGTTTTTAGCTTCACTTAAGCCATATTCTACAAAAGGTCTAACAGTAGGGTCTAACTCTTGTCTGCTAGTTTGGGTTTGTTGACCTCCACCGCCTCCACCACCACCGTAAAATGTGAATGATTGTACTAATTCTTGTACCCAATTGTGTAACTTAAACATATTATTTCCTTAAAGTGTATATTCCCATGTTTGAGGTTTAAAACCCATTTGCCTTGCCCTACGTTCCCATCCTTTTCTTTCTGAATTGAATGTAACTTTAGTTTTACCGCCTTGTTTTGCTATTGCTTGAATTTCTTGAAATGCTTGCATAAAGAGAGTCATGTCATTAATCGTTGACCATGATGCCCATACATGAAGCCTGTTTCCGATTGGTTGAAGTACTACGAATCCTACTGGTTTGTTATCTATGATACCTACAAATAACATTGATCTGTTTTCATAGCAATCACAATAAACATCTTCTGGAAGCCATTCATTATGACCTCTAGCTCTTACTAACTCTAAACCATGTCTAACATATTCCCAATGTTGACGTAGATTATCTTTTGGTATATAATGTAAAATCATACCAATATTATATCATCCTATAACTACATAACGATATGTTCTTCCAGCTACAGTATTAGCAGGATGTGATACAGTTGCACTTCCTTTAGTTTGAGCACTTACATAGGTACCAGTAAATAAGTTAGTAGTATATGAGTTTGAACTTAAATACTGTAATGTTGCTATTACAGATGGTGTTGCTGGTACTGCTGGAGTTACACCTGCAGAATATGCTACTGCTGGTATTTGTTGTAAAGAAACTTGTGTGCTATTTGTTTTCCACATAATCTGTATGTAGTCATTTTTAGCAAGTTCAACATTATAATTCCATGAAGCAATAGCATGACCATCTACACCGCCATGACTATTAGGAACAGACACAGAGCTGTTAGAAGCTGCCATATCTGTACCATTCTTTCTAAACCATATTTCTACATCATGTATTTGAGTGTCTGTATTTACAAGTTGAGCAGAAAATTGTAAATTATATAATCCAGAATAGCTTACTGTAATTTGAGATGTGCTTGCTACAGAAACACCTAAAGCATAATCTGTAGTGTTTAACTTCATAGCATATGCAATATCTATTGCAGAAGCAGTTTGATCTGTACTATCTTGAAATGCACCATAAGGATAGTAGTCAGTTGCTGCTACCATTGTAATAGGTGTAAGCAATATGACGCTGTTATAACCTATACGTTCATCGTAAATAGTAGTGGTTGTAGCACCAGCAGTATCTAAAGTAAATTCACCAGTATTATTGGTTTTACCTTCTACAAGGTTATTTACAATTTCTGATACTTCACGAGGTGTTCCACCTTGCCAGTTCAGCTTACGATACATGTCCCTAGACATTATCTACCGCCATTCTGTGTATAATCTACATCAACTCCAATAGCATGTGACCATGTTCCACTAGGAGTAACTTTAAGTCTATGATAACGACCATAAGAGCGTAATGGAACTCTACCTTCTGATGATGCTGCTAATGCTGTAGAATATGTAATATTGTCATCTAATTCACGTCTAGATGCTATAGCAATGCTTGCAGAGCCATTGTCTACTTGTGGTCTAGCTAAAGTCACTACAGAGTTATATCCAAATTCTAGCTCACCTACAGTTAAAGATGCTGTAGCATTTGCACCTGTAAATGTAGCAATCTTTGCTCCATCTGCACCACCAAATAAGAATTTACCACCAGCCCATGCTCTGTCATCTAAAGATGCAGGAACAGCTTCTAGTGATCCATATACATCCAAACCTTCCAATGTTACGTTAGATGTTGCTAAAGATACAATGTACTCTAAAGATGTATCAGCAGTTGACCATTTCTTAACTAACCAATTGTAGATAAGAAGTGAACGACCACCGTTAGTATTTGGGAAGTTCCATACTACAATGTTTCTTACTGGGTCTACTGCAGCACTAATTGTTTCTTGTTGTGCAATAGCCATGTTTTCGTAAAAGTATTCGTCTACTTTGTCATTACCAATATTGTATAACTGTGTACCATCACAAGCATAGAATCCATCGTCAGCTAGGAAGTATGTCATAGCACCATATTGTGTAACTGATCCAGCTGTAGAACAACCTAAATTACGAGAGATTGTGTCAAACTGGAAGAATAATGGTGAGCCAATGTAAGACATTCTTACGATAGCACGTTCTAGTAATACTAAACCAAACTCACCACCTGTAATACCAGTAATGTTTCCACCTTCTGCTATAATTTGATAATCAGCTTGTGAAGCACCACCAGAAGTCCAGTCAGTTTCATCATTAATATCTGACCACTGAAGTTTGTTAGGTGTGCCAGCAATGTTAGCAGCAACTACAAAGTCACGAACAACTGTAATAAATTTAGGTATAGGTGCATCTAAAGATACGTCTGCAAAATTAGTAGATGTTCCAATAGTCCAAGATTGTATTTTGTTTACATTGTTTGCAGCCAATACAGAATTTCCAAACTGTACAAAACTCCAACGACTAGCACTACTATAACCACCTGCTTTAGACACATCATCTAAAGCCAATGTACCAGCATTAAACTTAAATAGTTTAGTATTGCCACCTGCAAAAAGTTGAGTAGCAAGTTCAAATTTAGCAGCAGTGACGTTATTTAAGTCTTCACTTGCAGCAGCAGAATAGTCAGCAGATAAAGGAAATGGTGCATAACCTATCGTTAGAGGATAGACGTTATTAGCCTCTAGTAATGCTCCAGTAGTCGTAGGCTGGTCTGGTAGCCATTCTGTAAAAGCTATTCTTTGAGTAGCCATTCATTTTCCTTATTCTGTTACTGCGTCCCAAGAAGTTGTTTCTTCATTCCAAGTATATCTACCACCATCTGTAGGATAATCTACAGGTGCTTTCCATTGTGCTGTTGTTTCATCTAATGTCCATGAAGCAAATGGTTGTGGAGGAATGAAAGCATCTAACTCTGCATCATATTTGTATCCAATGCCTGCATAGTTCTTACGGATGTTACCGTTGTAAGATGTTTGCTTCCAATTACCACCAAGTAGGTTAGTGCAGAAAGCAATACCTACTGCTTCACTTTCTACACCATCTTGGTCTGCTGTGTCTTGGTTAGCAACTACAATTACTTGTGTTACTATGTTTTCTTCGTTAAGTTGTGCGAAATGTGCCATGTTTTTCCTTTATCTTGCGTTACTGTTTTTAAATGGATGTTCTGCAAATGCAGCAAATATTATAGCATTTCCATTGCCATTAAGTTCTGTACCTGTAGAAGTTCTAATTTTAAATCCATTAGATACATAGTCTACAACAATATTGGAGTCTGTATATTCTGCACCTGAAGTATTTGGGAATAACCATTGAGTCATTTTATTATTTGAGTCTCTTGATGTATCCATAATAATCCAATTTTGTGTTGTAGCTGAATTTTTAAACATAACAAATTTAGGTCTAAATCCACAATATACAAATGGGCCGTCTCCATTAACTCCATTACCTGTGTAAGAACCAAATTTACTAAACCCTGCTATTTCTGCCCAGCAATATCCAACATAAGTTCCGCCTGAAGCATTAACACCACCTGTAGTTTTTACACTAAATACTGATGAAGTAGGTTCTGTATTATTCCATAAGTCAGAAGTTCCAGCAGCATCAGTTGTATTAAGATATATACCTTTGGTTGCTCCAATAGATGTATGATAACAACACCAATAGTCTGTTCCACCATTTCTTCTTTTAACAATATAGAATTTAGGAGCTACTCCTAGTCCATGTCCTATTGTTGCTGCTACTCCTGTTCCTGTATAAGTCACAATACTAAACCCAGCAGTTGTATTTACAGATACAGTAGATGTAATAGAGCCTGAAGTGTTAGATGATGTTGAGCCTTGTCCAGCTTGCCATTGCCATCCTACATAGGTAGCAGCATTTGTATTTACAATACCGTCAGTTCCAACACTAAATCCATTAGAGTTTAATGCAGTTACAATAATTGTAGATGTATCTTCTGCATTAGTTCTATTTGTAAATAAACCTTTATTTGCACCTCTTACAGTATCATAAACTGCATTTTCATTTGCTGTGCTTCTTGATTTAACCCAAACTAAATCAGGTTTAAATTGTGTGTTATTTACTATAACTTGAGTAGTTGCACCATTACCTGTATATAGCGTTGCATCCATATACTTATTACCCTGTAATATAGTAGGGGTAGGTAGGTTATATGTGTTTAGTGCTACAAAACCACTTGGAGGTGTGTATGCAAATGGTCTTTGACCACAATTTATAGAGCCACCTTTAGTAGAAGCTGCACCACCTGCTGATAAAGCAAATACATAAGGTTGAGCAGTAATGCTTGTAAATGCTGTTCCTTGTGATGTTCCGTTTTTATAGAATGTAATTGTTTGGTTATCCAAGTCTAATGCACATCCAATAACATCACCATTAGTCCAAGTTGCACCATAACCTGAAGTATATGAGTTATATGCTACTTTACGACCATCACTTGCATAAGCA